TCAGTCGTCCCCCATGCCGAACATCGAGGCCAACTCCCGATCGGCGGGGCTGGCCGGGCTGGCGTCCTCGTGCTGCAGCGACAGGTAGGCCACCCAGCGGCCGAACTCCTGCCCGCTCATCTCGTGCTGCAGCCGCGCCGCCGGCATGCGCAGATGCGAGGCGACGGCGTACAGAGCGCGCAGCTCGTGCTGCGTCTTCAGGTTTTTTTTTCAGCGTCGATGTCATGGCCCGAAAGCTGCATGCACAGGCTGAAGAGCTGCATCGACTCAGACGGATGACGCGCCGCCCAGACGCTCCACTGAGCGCTCGAGTACACCGGGCGCTTGTCCTCGGCGAGCACGCACAGGTGCAAGGCGAAGGGCATGACCTCGCCGCCGATGCGCTGCGCGGTGTCCTCGGGCAGCTCGTCCTGCAGCGGCGCCTCGACGCGACGGCGCAGCGCGGCGAAGCGCATCCAGTCCGCCAGGTCCATGCCGCGCACGAGCACGGCCCCGCCCAGCGCCGGGCACTCGACCTCCTGGGTCGGCAGCTCGACGGCGGGGATGTCCTCGCGGCGGATGAGGGCCATCGGTCAGGCTCAGGTCGCGTAGCGGGTGGGCGGGCCGGCGAAGGCCAGGTCGATCGCAGCACGAAGCGTGCTGTCTTCGATGGTCGGCACCTGCTGCAGCGACCAGTAGGCGAGAGCCAGCAGGCGCGAGCCGTTGGGGAACACCATGCGCATCGGCGTGGCGGCCGACGTCTCGGACGCGGTGCGCACGACGCTGTACCAGGCCAGCGACGGATCGTCGAACACCGGCAGCGTCACCTGGATGGGCGAGCGGGTCGTCGGGATCTGCTTCTGGATCGCGTCGACGATGGTCGTGACGTCGGCGAAGTTCTGCTCGCCGCCGGCCACGCTGATGCCGGACGTGATCTGGCTGATGTTCGTCCAGGCGGTGACCTCGCGCACCGTGCCCGCCCCGCTGCCGGCGGGATACAGCGTGGTGTCCTGGGTGTCGACGCCCTCCAGCGTGACGTCGTTGGTGGACACGGTCTTCGCGCGCACGACGCGGCCGTTCAGGCGGTCCCAGCCCGAGTAGACGACGAACAGGTCGCCCTGGCTGATGCCGTGCGAGGCCTCCAGCGTGGCGACCGCTTCGGCCGCGTTGGAGATCGCGCTCATGGTCTTGGCCGCCGCGATGGTGCTGGCGATGGCCACGGTGGTGCCGACTGCGAGGGTGATGGCCACGGTGTGACTCCTGTCAGATGAGGGTGCCGGGTGCGTTGCACGCGACGTGGAAGTTGATACCGATCTCGATGCGCGCCAGGCCGACGTCTGCCCCGCCGAGCTGCTCTACCGACCGATCGACGCCGGCCAGCTGCATGTCGCAGCCCACGAGCGGCGACAGGCTCGACGCCGACTGCGTGCCGAACAGCGCCGACAGGATCGACTCCGTCAGGTTGTGCATCGCGTCGTCCAGGTCCGCCGCGGCGGTCACGAACGCATCCACCAGCAGCACGAGCGAATGACGCTCCAGCCACGGATAGTCGATGCCCACGCGCTCGACGCGCTCGCTGTCGGCGTAGACCCGGGCTGCGGGCAGCTCGGACGCGGCCAGCGGCCAGAAGCGGGACGTGTGCACGCGCGACGACATCGACGTGCCGGCCGCCACCAGGATGGCAGCGACGCGGTCGACGACCTGGGCGGAAGCGAGCGCCATCTCAGCGGCTCAACACCAGCGTGGTGATGGCGCCGTCCGGCGGCCTGCGCAGCACCTGGCGGACGCGATACGTGACCCCGTCCACCACGAGCAGCTGGCCCGCGGCGGCGGCCGCGGTGTCCGACGTGCGGGCCGTGAACGCCGGCGCTTGGCTGAGCACGCCGTCGACGACCAGCTCGGTGCTGGTGTCGAAGATGCCGACCAAGGGCGCGCCCGCCAGCGTCGCCGTGGTGGCAAAGCCAGCCGCGTCGAAGAAGGGGGAGAGATCCTCGGCGAAGGCCATGGCCGGCGGCGCTGGATCAGCGCTCCTTCTTCGCGCCCAGGCCGTAGCAGGTCACGAGGAACTGCGGCGACGAGGTGCCGCCGATGGCGGTGACGGCGCGCACGTAGCGGCGCAGTCCGTCGACGTTGACGTTCAGGCGGTGGAAGACCGAGGCCTTGGTGTTGGCGGCCGTGACCTGCGTGAACGCCAGGCCGGTGACGTCGTCGAAGCTGGAGTTGTCGGCGCTGTCCTGCAGCTTGACGTCCAGCGTCGGATTCGTGCCGGCGACGTTCTTGGCCGCGATGAAGAAGGCGGCCTCGCCGACGAAGTCCTGCAGGTCCACACCGGTGCCGTTGGCGCCGGCGGTGATGTCGGACATGGGGACGAGGGCGATGGTCTGCAGGGACTGGCCCAGGTTCTGGTCGAGCATGATGGGTCCTCTTTCAAGGCGCGAGGCCCGGGGCCTCGCGGGGGTGTCAGGGTGTCAGGGTGTCGTCACGCGGGCGGTCAGGCGCTCTTGGCGTCGACCATCGTGGCGAACGACTCGCTGTGGCGGATGGCGACGTCGACGTCCTGCAGGGCGCGGATGCGCACCGTGCCGGCGGCCGAGCCGGTGTAGGGGTCGGCCATCAGGTCCAGCGTGCCCCACATGCCGATCACCAGGTCGGCCCAGTTGCCGAAGATGATGGCCGAGCACACGGCGCCGCTGCTGCCCTTGACCAGGTTGGACGGCACGGCGTTGGTGACGCCGGTGCGGTAGCCGTTGACCGGCGTGTCGCCGCCGTCCCACACAAAGCCGTTCTGGCCCGAGACCTTGCTGGTGCCCTTGAGCTTGCCGCGGGTCTGCGCGTTGACCAGGTAGCCCAGGGTGCCGACGTCCGCGTTGGCGACGGCGACGTCCGTCTCCAGCTCGACGATGTGGGCCCAGGTGGGCGCCGCGCCGTCAGTGCCGCCTACCACGCTCGCGGTGATGGCGTTCAGGATGCCCTGCGGCTGGTTGGCCGTGCCGGTGCCGTTGATGGCCGCCTGCTGGATGGCCAGGCCCAGGATGGTCGCCAGGTCCTGCGTCACCATGGCCTCGACGTCGACGCTGGACTGCAGCAGCAGGCGGCGGCTGATGTCGGTGTACGCGCCGACGGTGCGCGGCGACATCGTCACTTGGCCGAAGGACTGGTTGGCCTCGCCACCGGGGACGGTGTTCTCCGACACCCAGTAGGCCGTGCCGGCGCCGGTCATCTTCGGAATGGCGATGTTGCCCTGCAGGCCGCTCAGCATGCGCGTGCCCATGCCCATGACCACCATGGCGTTGCGCAGCAGCTCGATGAAATCGCCCGACAGCTCGGTGGCAACCAGGTTGCCGCCGGCCGTGGCGGTGGACACGGTCAGGTCGCGCTTCTGCACGTCGTGCGGCACGTAGAAGCCGCGCGCGGCGCGGCCGGCCTTGGCGGCGACGGCGTCGCTGGCCTCGCGCTCGAACGCGGCGGCGCGCTGGGCGGCGGCGTCCTGCGGGTTGGCCAGGGCGTTCAGCGCACGCACGATGCTGAAACGGCGCACCTCGGCCGGGCTCATGCCGATGTCGGCGCTGGGCAGCGGCTTGTTGCTGAGCTTCTCCAGTGCCTCGCGCTGGAACTGCTCCAGGGTTAGGCCGCGCTGGATGGCGTCGAGTGCCATCTCGGCGCCGCCGGGCAGGTGGCGGGCGGCCTTGCTGATCTCGGCAGCGTCGTTGCGGGCGGCCTGGGGCTGGATGTCGGACATGTTCTGGGGCTCCGTGGCGGGCTGGGCCGCCGTGTCGGTGGGTTGGGGGTCGGCGGCGAGCGGCGCGGAGGCCGGCTCGCTGCGTTCGACGGTGTCGCCCTGCTCGGGCTCGTCGGCGGGGCCGGGCTGCGCGGCCTGGGCGTCGTCGAGGCTGCGGCCGACGCCGACCTCCACGTCCGCGGGCACGCTGACCAGGCTGACTTCGAGCGGCTCCCAGTCGACGATGCGGTAGGTTTCCTTCCCGTCCGCTTCGCCCACGGTCTTCGCCCGGTGGATCATGTAGCCGACGCTGACGTTGCGGCGGATGCCGTCCTTCACGTCCTGCCACACCTCTTCGGCGCGCGCGCTCTTGCCGAAGCGCACGACGGCGCGGGCCACCCGGTCCGCACCGATCTCCACCGATTCCACGACGCCGATCACGTCTCGCCAGTCGTGATCGACCAGAAGGTTGGCGCCTTGGGACAGACGGCGCACGCGCATGGCGGCGGCGCTGACCTCGAGCACCTCGACACCCCATCCGCGGTCCACCGGCGTCTCGCTGGCGAAGGCCAGCGAGACGGTGCGTGCGTCCTCGTCCACCATTGCGCGCTCGACCTGCACGGCGCGCTCGCTGCGGCCTTTCGTCAGGTGCTGGGCCAGGGTGGCGGGGATCTTGGGGGTCGACATGGGCGGGATGGTCGCGGCCAGCCGCGCAAGCGATCAACCCCAAGCGCTTGGCCCGCGGATTTGCGCTGTCAGGCGCGGCGGCCTATCGACGCGCACCGGCCGTGATGCTGCTCGCGCCATCCGTGCCAGACGCAGTAGCGCAGGGCGGCGCAGGTTGGCGGTGGTGGAGGGGGTGGCGGCGGTGGCGGTGCCGGCAGACG